CTTGACAGTATGGTATAATGAAGTGTTAACGAAATAGGTAATAATTATTGCTTCAGTTGTACATGAAAGTGACTTACAGGGAATTTTTCTTCTCTGTATATTTGAATTCTTTCGTTATAATGCTGTAAAGTATAGTTATTTTTTTCTTTAGATCTTAAATCATCTGCAACATCATAAAGAGTTGCTATCTTTTTTCCCTTCAGTTTTCGGAGTCCTCTTCCGATACTTTGTAAATTTCTTATACGCGACTTAGAAGGGCTAGAAAAAATGATGTTAGAAAGATTCCTAATATTGACGCCGACACTATAAACGCCATAACTCGCAACGATGATGGCATCTCTTTCCGACTCCACAACATATCTAATTTGTTCTCTTGTGTCTGCATCTGTTCCTCCATAAACGAAGAAGATTTTTCTGTCTCCACGTGCTCCTTTCTTTATCATATCGTAAAGTATCCGTCCATGTTTTTCTACAAAACGAAATAATAAAAGTGTGTTTCCATTCATACTATTAGCCAGATTTACTATGAATTTATTTCTAGCTTCTGACCCTACCAAATATTCAAGCTCTTCTTGATAGTTGATATTTTTTAAATCAAAACAAATGGAATCGGGATGTCTTAACACTATGGCATTAATTTGAAATGCTGATAGGTGTTTAGCATCAATAAGTTTTTTGGTGGATGTTACCTTATGAACCTTACCAAATAGACCTTCAAGTACTAATTTGTGAGTTTGCGTACCATCAAGTGTTCCAGTTGTTCCTATTCGATATTTTGCATTGATACATTTTGTCATTATAGAAGTGAGAGATCTGGATTTGAAACCATGAGCTTCATCTCCAATCACAAGTTCATATTGTTCAAAATATTTTTGTTGCATCTTATAAATTGATTGCCACGTTGAAATGATAACAGGCAGTTCTGAGCCCTTGTCTCTCCCAGCAATTACAGTATGACAATTATTTGCTACATCCCAGCCGTATTCTCTAAAATCATTATACATTTGTGAAACTAGAGAAGTTGTTGGAACAAGAATTAATGTCTTCAACTTTAAATATCTTACTAGTATATAGATAATCAAAGATTTACCTGAAGCAGTAGGTGATAACAAAAGTACCCTTTTATTAGAGAGTACATGGTTCACAGCCTCTATTTGATATGTTCGTGGTTTAATAATTTCTGGAAGTTTTGGTAAGTCATTAGGACTGATTTCAATTTTTGAAGTGTTAAAATCTGTTTCAAAATTAACACTATATCCTCTAAGGTATAGGAATTTACATAAATGTGGAAGAAGCCCATGATAAAGCACGCGGTTCATTACATTGTATAATCTAATCTTTCCATCCCACAGTTTCTTACGAAATGCAGGAATAAAGGTATGTCCTGGCACAAGAAAAGTAAAGTGGTCTGAGATTTCCTGAGCAATAGAATGTTCAGTATCGACTCTAATATAGACCTCATTAATCTTGCTTATGGTTACATCAGACGATTCCATTCTTATATTTTATCCAATCTATAGCACTTTTAATTTGAAATCCCCGATTAGAAATCATCTTTATAATTGAATCCAAATAATGAATTTTTTCTTCTAAAAGTACAATGTTCTTCTTAAGCTTAATAATATCCTCATCAGCTTCTATGTAAGTGGATATCTCATTTTTAAGGAGCCGGTGTAGAAATTGCTCCCATCCTAATTTTTCTAACTCTTCTTCAGTTAGTTTTCCGGCATAATAATCTGTTTTAAGTCGCACCAGTTTGGTCAACTCAAATTGTAGACCTTTAAGCCTTATACGTTCATCTATGTAGATTTTTAGATACTTATCGTGTATTTGAGGAATTCTTACAGATTCGTTTGCTAATTCTGTAATATCAATTTCGCGGTCAGCATTCCAAAACTCTTGAATTTCTTCAAGCTTCAATTTTTACTCCTTATGAACCCCTGTTAATAGGAAGTCCAGAAAATGTAGTTTCATTATTAAGTAAGTTTTGTATTTCATATATGTCATATTTAAAAGTAACATCAGCAGTTACATATTCAATATCTGTCAACGTACTATCAAATTCTATAGCAGAAAGTGATATTGGGAAAACTTGTTGAAATTTAAAATTTATTTGAGGATTCATGTTACTGGTTAGTATAGTCAAAACCGCCTCAGTAGCCAGTTCTCCACGTTCATCTCGACTTTCCCTCTCTTTTGCAAGACTTTCTGTACTATAACCAAGCATATTAATCCATTCCCATATAGATAACCAATTATGCATATTCTCATCAACTATAAATCTAATAGTTAAATCCTCAAATGTAACTTCATCGCCTGGTGCATCAAGATCCTTGAGCGGAGTAATGAATGGAATTGTACTTATACTAACTCCTGGCACACTTGCAGTTTGACAGAAATAATTTACATCTGGATATCGCCCAAGGGCAAATTTAAACCCTGCGGGAGATAGATAACTTAAATTAGAAGGTAGGGCTTGTAGTGCTGACATTTTTAATATCCTTTCTGTATTATTTAGTCAGGATAAAAAAAGGGGAAGACCAGTTTCCCAATCTTCCCCTTCTTAACAGTCATTTAGTAGCGAAACTAAATGAATTTCTTACATAAGGTTGTCAACTCTGACAGTCCTGTAATAAGCGTTTGTACCAGTTGCAATTGCACCTGTGAATGGGTCAAGTGCACTATTACTGAATGGATTTGCAATCATTCCGTAACGTGTCTTGAAACCAATCTTAGGCTGGAAAGAATTCTCACCAACCGCACGAACCATTTGCAATGGAACGTATGGGCAATAGAACAGTCCTGCGTCATAAGCAGATGTACCTTTATATCCACAAACAAAGAAGTTTGTTGCAGATGCACTGAAATAAGGATCAATGTACACTTTGAAGCGTCCATTGAGTGTTCCAACGAAAGTACTTCCTGTGTCATCAACGCCCGATCCGTCCATTACTCCACTCATTGCGAGTGCAGATGCGACATCTGAGGATGTGATGATGATGTTACCTTTACCGCGACGTGTGGCTTTTGCTACTGCATTAGCTTCACGCTCGATCTGGAACATCAAACCTTTGAACTTCTCAACAGACCAGCGTCCGTTGGAGTCAGTATCAAGGTCAAAAACACCAGCAGTTGTGGTATTGTGTTGTGCACCATGAGCAGCACTAAAATAAATTGTGCGGATAACTTCACGGTTGATCTCAGCCAAAATCTCTGCGGAGATTATGTTGGCAAGTTCTGTTTCAGCATCCAAACCATGAACGGCTTTAAGATCCTGAGCTAATTCCATCGAGTACTCACCTTTGAGTGCACGTGTCTTAGCTGTAACAGTAACCTTGTCGATTGAGAAGGCCATCTGTTGGAAATCTTCTGCAGCAGTACCGGCAGTTCCAGTAATACCGTAATCTTCAGCAGTTGCTGTTGCAACAGCAGCACCATTAAGTGCAAGTGCGGGTGACCCACCTTGAGCACCAGCAACACCAGCTGTACCAGAAGAAGTCATATCCCCACCAGCATCAGCTGCATGAGTTGTGTCTACTTCATTGTACATTGTGTCTGCACCATCTTGTGTGTCATACTTGGAACGCATTGCGAAAATGAGTCCAGTAGGGCCGGTCATTGGTTGAACACCACAAACATCATAAGCAATGAGATTAGGCATTGCAGAACGTATCATTGAGATCATAACTGGATCTGCATACGTTATTGGTGATGGATGTGAGGAGCTGGTTGCAGCGGAGTTACCCATTGCTTCCGTCATCATACCAAAAGACCCACCAGCTTCAGCGGTTTCTCTCATGGCAATTTCTTGGTTTTCCAGAAGTACGGCGGTGACCGCTTTCCTGTAGGAATCCTTAATCTTCGGCAGGTCTTCGTGCTCTAAGATAGGAGCCCATTTTTTTTGTAGTCCTTCAGCTAGATACATATTTTTATCTCCTAAAAAATGGATGTTGTTAAAAGTTTAGTTGTTATTGTTATGCCGGGTCAACGCTTTTGCGTAGTAGTCAACACCTGCATCAACTTGCTCAACAGCATCATCTGTTTCAGTATTTTCTACTTCTTCAGACAGTGGTTGAACAGTTTCTTTTGAACTCTGTGGAAAGTAGTTTTCCTTAATGACTCCAAGCTTTTCTTTATATTGCTCTTCATCTTCAAAGTCTACTCCATCCGAAAGTTTTTCTAATTTTTCTTTCTCAGTATCAGCCAAATCTTCAGAAACAATCCTTAACGCTTCATCTTTTTTGTACTTTGAAAGTTCTTGTTTTGTTTCCACATTGGAATTGATTGATTCATCAAGCTTTTGCTCAAGTTCTTCAACTTTCTCAAAGAGATCGTCTACGAGATCAACTTTTTCCTCTGGAATGTCAATGTAATGTTCAGTAAATAGATTTTTGAGTCCTGACATGAAATCCTCAACCAACTCAGAACGAACACCTCGTTCTACTGCTAGTTCGTTTTCTTTCATCCACTCTTCTACAACATAAGAAAGATAACCATCAGTTTTCTCTGTCATTGAGCTTGTGAGTTCTTCTTTAGCTTTAGACAGTTCTTCCTTATAATCTTCCTCTAACTTTTCAGCTCTCTGATTGACTTCAGAGATGACTTTAGCCGCTACGGCAGCCTCAAAGATTGTTGAAGCTTTAGTTTTAAAATCTTCCGAAAGTTCTTCACCATTTACAATGGCTTCAATGTCTTCTTTAACATCAATCTCAATATCTTCTTTACTGAGTTTTTTAACTTCTCGTTTGATTTCTTCTTCTACTTCTTCATCATCAGATTCTTCTTCCTCTTGGATAGTAGAACCCATGATTTTTGAGAATGAATCAGCAAGATCGGCTTTCTTCATGCCATTTAATTGGTCATAAAGTGCTTTGATCATTCCGGCTTTGGTCTTAGGAACAGAAACGGCTTCTTCAACCTCTTCTTCTTCCTCAGCTTCCTCAGCAACTTCTTCTTCACTTCCCTATTCATCTTCTTCTTTTACCTTAGCTTTTGCTTCGTCTAAGATTTCTTCGCCCGAAGACTCTTCCGCAACAGCTTGTTGCTCTTCTTCCAGTTCTTCAGCCGTTTGTTCCAAAATTTCTTCAGACATTGAAAATCTCCTATTAATTTATGTAAATTTATAACTATTATTATTTATAAGAATTTATATTTAGAGTTTAGAAATAAAGTCTCCAAAGGCACTAACGAGTGTCTGCTCTCTGTCCTTTCGTGAACTTTTTTCGATTTGGTCTTTATATTCTTGAATTTGTCGTTCTTTCAACAATCCATTATCCCAAATCCATTCCTTACCCTCCATTATTCCAGCTACAAATGCATCTGGAGCACTTGGATCGGCAACAATGTCAGCTGCAGTGGCGAGATAAAAATCACCCTGAACTTCCTGAATACCGCCCTTTGTAGGTTTCAATGAACCCATTCCTCTTGATGAAACGCCCAAACGAGCACCTTCATCAATAAGATTCTTTACTATCTTTCCATATGGAGTATCTAAAATTTTAGCTCGCCCCATAAAGTTTTGGTCAACCTCTACCAATTCCTCAATCATGTGAGAAACCCTTTCAAGATTTACAGTTGGCCCATCTGGATGACCCAATTCCCCAAAAGCTCTTTTCTTTTCGATAAATTCTGTATTATATCTTTTGGCTTCTTTCTGTAAAATACCTTGTGGGTAAATCCTACCATTTCGGTTTTTAGTATTTGCTTGCATGAAGATACCTTCAATGAAGTAGTTCTTACCCCCACTCTTTGTGGCTTCTGTAAGAAATTCTACATTAGTAACTTCTTCGCTAATTAATCTCATATAATTCTCCTAATTTTCGTCATGGTGGACTGAATCTGAACCTTTACCCATTCTGGATCTAAAGGCATCTTTCATACGTTTTCTAATTTCTGGTTTTAGCTTTTTACCCCACGCTGCAGTTTTCTTAGCTACCAATTTTTTTGCTCTACCTTCTATGGAACTTCTTTTTCCACCTTCTGCATTTGCATATTCTCCAGCCTTATCTACTATCGCGAAGGCCTTTTTTCTTATCGCTCTAGTAACTG